CCGCCGTGCCCATCCGCACGGCCGAGCCCCCTCCCACCCCGGGGCGGTCTCTCTCCGCCGCCCCGGGGCCTTTTTCCCCCCCCGCCGACGGGAAGGCCATCCGCTTCCGCTGGCCGAAGACCCTGATGCCCCCGCCGTACTGGACCGACGAGCGGCGGCGCCAGCTCGTCGACCGGTACGGCGGGGTGGACTCGCCCGGCTACCAGCAGCTCGTGCTCGGCAACTGGGGAGACCCGGCGGCGACCGTCTTCCCGTGGGACCAGTTCGTGGCCCGCGTGCGGCCGGTGCCCGAGTACGTGGTCGCGAGCCTGATCCACAACGCGCCACAGCGCACCGTGCAGGTGACCGCCTCGCGGCTCGACCCGACCTACCAGATCGGCGCGCGCACCGGCGACGAGGCGGCCACCGGCCCGCAGCCCCTGCTCCCGATCATGGACAGAGAGATCGACGTCGCCAACTTCTCGCTCGAGGGGATGTTGACCTCGATCTTCCAGCCCGTCGAAGGGCACCTGGTGGCGGGGATCGACTGCGGCGCCTCGGACGACCCCACCGAGATCCTGATCTGGGAGACGCGGGGCCCGCTCGCCCGCTGCGTGGCGCGGCTGCAGCTCAAGCGGTTCGACTACCCCGCCCAGCGCACCGCGGTGCGCGTCCTCGACCAGCTCTTCCGCCCCTCCCACGGCTGGGGGCTCGACGCCACCGGCGTCGGCTCCGCCCTCGAGCACCTGCTCCGCGAGGGGGAGGAAGGCTGGAGCCTCGACGGCCGGGTGACCGGCTACGTCTTCAACGCCCGCGTCGCCGACCGCAACCCCGAGACCGGCGAGGCGATCGAAGACCCCGCCACCGGCCGCTTCCGGCAGGTCTCCGCCAAGGAGATGGCGACCCGCATCCTCGAGCAGCGGATCCAGCGGGCGCGGATCGAGTTCCCGGCCGATCCGGAGTTCCTCTCCCAGTTCCCGAGCCACACCGCCGAGGTCGGCTCCTCCGGCCAGCGCGTCTTCCGCAACACCGGCGACCACATCATCGACGCCTCCCGCGTCGCGATGCTCCGCCTCTTCGACCTCGAGCACGGCGACGGAGCCGTCGTCGCCCCGGTGCTCTTCCAAGTTCCCCGCGGCCTCGGCCGCCGTCCCGCCATGGAGGCCTTCGCATGAGAGTGACCATCGCCGAGGGAGCGACGACGAGCTCCTCGATCGACCTGTCGCAGAGCACCTTCACCGCGCTCCTGATCCCCGACGGCTTCACCGGCGCCACGATCACCTTCCTCGCCGCGGTGGACGGCGAGACCTGGAAGGCGGTCGTGGACGACACCGGCGCGGCCGTGTCGATCACCGCCACGGACGACCGCTGGGTCGCGCTCTCCGGCGCGGTGGCCGCGAAGCTCGCGCCGTTCCGGTTCCTCAAGCTCGTCTCGGCGAGCGAGGAGGAGGCGGCCCGCACGATCCGCTTCGCCGTGAGGCCGCGATGATCGGCGTGGACGAGACCATGCTGCTGCTCTGGACCGAGAGCTGGAGCGGCAACGAGCTGCCGCCGGACGTCCTCCTGGTGGACGACACCTCGGGCACCGACTACTACGCCCCGGACGACACGACCACCGACGCGCTGGTGGTGGAGGACTGACGATGCGACGACTGCCGATCTACCTGCTCGCCCTCGCGCTCGCCGCCGCGCCAGCGCTCACCCAGACGCCAGTGCGTCTGCCGGACCTCGACGCCGCGACCACGCCGCTCGGCGACGACGACCTCTTCCTCGTTCGCCAGGACGGCGAGACGCGCGACGAGAAGGTCACATGGGCCAACGTCCGCGCCAGCCTCCAGGACGCCCTCGTCCTCGTCCTCGGCCCAGCCAGCGTCTGCGTGGACAACCAGCTCGCGCGCTGGGACGGAGCGAGTAATACCCAGTTGCAGTGCTCTGCTCTCACGGTAGCCGACACGACCGGCGACATCACCGCGCCCGGCGCGCTGACGATCAGCACGGCGGGGAGCAACGGGGACATCACGCTTGATCCGCACGGGACGGGAATCGTCATTTCGTCGGCAACCATCAAGTGTGGGAAAACTTCAAACTGCAATCTATATCTTGACGGTTTCGGTGGCGGGTATGGAGTGTTTAGTGGAACTAACTGGTTTACGAACTACTTAGGTGCAGCAACCAGTTCCTCTGGTTCAATAGGGTGGACAAGTGGTGCAATCAATCATCCCCGTGATCTTGTTATTGCAAGGGATGCGGCCAACACCCTAGCCCAGCGCAACTCAACCAACGCGCAGACCTACCGCCTCTACGGCACCTACACCGACGCGAGCAACTACGAGCGCCTGTCGCTCTCGACGACTGCGGGCACGGGAGCGACGATTGCGGTCGAGACGGACGGCACGGGAGCGGACAACCTCGACCTAACGATCAAGCCTGCCGGGACTGGGCAGCTCTACGTTGGGGCTGGAGGGACCACTGCTGCGGCCCCCGCGAGCGTGGTTGTCAACGCCACCGGCGGCTCGGGCACGGACATCGCTGGCGCGAGTCTGACCCTCGCAGGCGGCAAGGGCACGGGCGATGCAGCGGGCGGCAGCGTCGTGATCCAGACGAGCGATCCGGGAGCATCTGGCACCACGCTCCAAACGCTCGCCACGCGGGTGACCGTAGGTGTGGAGCGGACGACCATCGCCAACATCCTGAGCCTCACCGGCATCGCCGCAGCGCCGGGCTCTCCGGCGGCCGGCGACATCGTGTACGACTCTGTGAACAAACTGTTCTGCGGGTACAACGGCTCGGCCTGGGTGTCGTTCTCGGGTGCTGGGAGAGGAACCTGCTGGGCGGAGTGATGCGCCACCTCCACCCCTGCACCAAGGAGCCCCGCTGGTCGCTCTGGCTCGGGCTGCTGCTGATCCTGGGCGGCATGTTCGGCCTGCTGCTGCTCTTCACCGGCTGCGGCTCGGCGGCGGTGTCCGCTGGCCCCGCCGTGGGTGGGTCGAGCGGGCTCGGCTACGACGGGGCGAGCTGCGGGGTGCAGGCGGTGGCGGATCGGCCCGGGCTGCGCGTGTCGGGCCACGCGAGCACGGCGCGCAAGGCGGGCAGTGACGACGCGGGCGGGGCTGAGCTGCGCATCCTGAGCGGGCTTGGCGGTCCAAGCTGGGCGCTCTGGTACGGGCTGCGCGGGGCGGTGCAGCGGGCGGACTACGGCACAGTTGCGGTCTGGAATCCGACTCTGGGCGCCTCCTGGCGGCCGGACGAGCGCACCCGGCTCTGGCTGCTCTGGGATGCGCCGGACTCGTCCGCGCACGACACGCAGGCGGTGCGGCTGGAAATGGAAGTGGGCCGCCAGTGGGTGCTCGCTCCGGGCGTGGAGTGGGTCTACTTCGACGGCGGACGAGAAGGCTGGGGCTACTCGGTGGCGCTGCGGCGCCGGCTGTGAGGACACATGACCGACCGTGACGACCTCCGCGAGCTGATCGTCCAGGTGCTCGCCGAGCAGCAACGGGAGCGGTCCCCACGGCGGCGGGCGCCGGTGTCGCGCTACGCCGACGAGACCGGGAAGACGTGGTACTCCGCCACGCTCAACCGCCTCCAGGCGCTCGCGGTGCTCGCCGGGCTGCTCGGCTCGATCTCCGGCGTCGTCTGGGCGACCATGGGCGCCCGCGACCGGCTGGAGGTCTTTCCCGTGGTCAACGAGCGGATCATCACGCAGGCGCAGGCGACGGAGACCCGGATCGCCGCCGAGTACGCCACCAAACGCGAGCTGGAGCGGGCCATCGCCGCGATCAACGAGCGCGGCGCCGCCGAGCTCGGCGACGTCAGGGTGCTCCAGGAGCAGGTCGCCACCCTGCGGGCCCAGGTCACGCGGGTCGAGGAGAAGCTCGACCGGGTGCTCGCGAGGCGCTGATGGCGCACGAGCTCTGGTGGCCAGCGTTCGAGGCGGCCTACCGCCGCACGGCGACGATCGCCGTCTCCGCCGAGCTCGCCGGGGTCCGCCGCACGACCGTCTACGAAGCCCTCCGCCGCCGCCCCGACCTGCGCGAACGCCTCGCGGCCACGCGCACCCAGATCGCCTCCGACCGCGCCCGGCACGCCGCGCGCCGCGCCGAGGCCCTCATCCGGGCCGAGAGGAGATAGCCGATGCCACGCCCCGTCTCGTTCCAGGCCGCCGCGCTCCCCATCCCCCGGCTCGACCGCAGCTTCGCCCGCGAGCTGGCGAGCGAGGCGCAGACCGAAGCCGTCCTGCCGACCGCCCGCTACCTCCGGGAGGACGAGCACCCATCGCGTATCGTGCGCGAGAAGAGCGAGGCCAGCGACCGTCTCGGTGAGATCTACGACCGGATGCTCGCCACGGACCTCGACCTCGCCGGCTTCCACCGGAAGCGCAGAGACGCGGTGCTCGCCCTCCCTCGCCTCATCGTCCCCGACGACGCCTCCCCCCGCGCCCGCGAGATCGCCGACTTCTGCCAGAGCGCCATCGCGATGATCCCCGCCTTCGCGAACAACCTCGCGCACCAGCTCGACGCCCGCGCCAAGGGGATCGCCTTCGAGGAGCTCCTCTGGGAGCGCCTCACCCGCGGCCCGCTCGCCGGTGCCTGGGTGCCCGTCGAGATGATCGACCGCCCGATGTGGCGCTTCGCCTACGTGGGCGGCGCCCTCCACATCCGCCGCCCGCGGGGGGCCGACCCGCTGGCCGCCCCGCCGGGGAAGTTCCTCATCATGCGCCACGGCACGAAGGATTCCCCCTGGGGGCAGGCCCTCCTCGACGAGGTCTACTGGGCCTGGTGGCTGAAGAAGAATGGGCTGAAGTTCTTCGCCGTCTTCCTCGACAAGTGGGCGCAGCCGACCGCGGTCGGCAAGTACCGCCACCGCTCCGGCGGGGCGGAAGCCGAGAAGGCGAACGCGCACGACCAGACGCAGCTGCTCGCCGCCATCGAGGCGATGCAGACCGAGTACGGCATCGTCATCCCCGAAGGGATGGCCGTCGAGCTCCTGGAGGCCACCCGCAGCGGCTCGGCGAGCTACGAGAACTTCATCGCGCTGCTCACCCGCTCCCAGGCGCTCGCCTTCCTCGGCGAGGTGGACACGAGCGGCGCGGCCAAGGGGCCGGGCAGCTTCGCCAAGTCGCAGGTCTCGAACGAGGTGCGGCTCGAGAAGGTGGAGCTCGACGCTCGCGACCTCGCCGCCCACCTGCGCGACAACCTGCTCCGCCTCCTCGTGGCGGTCAACTTCGGGCTCGACGCCCCGGTGCCGCGCGTGCTCATCGACACCATGGCCGCCGGCGACCGCGCCCTCCGGCAGAAGGGGATGGCCGCCGTGCTCGAGCTCGGCCTGCCCGTCTCCCGCCGCGAGCTCTACCTCGTCCACCAGGTCAGCGAGCCCGGCCCCGGCGAGCAGACGGTCACCCGCGCCCCCGCGGGCCGCGCGGCGCCGCCGGCCACGGAAGCGCCCGAGCCGGAGCCCCCACCGCCGCCGGCGGGGGAGGACGACGAGGAGGAGACCGACTACGAGAAGCGCCTCGCCGCGCCTCCCGCCGTCGCCCTCGCCGGCCCCGGCCTCGACCTCGCCGACCTCGAAGCCGCCGCCGCCGCGCGCGACGGCGAGCTCGCCACCCTCGCCGCCGGGCTCGTGGACCGCTCCCTCGCGCACTACCAGGGGCTCCTCGCCGCCGTTGGCGAGGCATGGGATTCTGGCGCCGCCGAGGCCGGGCTCCTCCTCCAGACCGTCGTCGAGCACGGCGCCCCGGCCGCGCACGGCGAGGCGCTCGAAGTCGCCCTCATCCACGGCTGCGGCCTCGCCCTCCGGCAGCTCCAGGAGGAGCTCGGCGAGCGGGTGATCCGCTTCGCCGCCCAGCCGCCCACGGCGGTGAACACCCCGGCCTCTGCCCTCGACTACTGGGCCCGCGTGCTCGGCCTTCCGCGCGAGGAGTTCCTCGCGCTCACCGACGGCGCCCGCCGCTTCGCCGTCACCGTGGCCGGGGTGGAGGACGCCGCCCTCCTCGCCGATCTCCAGGCGCTCGTCGGCCGGGCCGTCGCCGAGGGGCTCACCCGCGAGGAGTTCGTCGCCGCCGCCGAGGCGCTCTTCGCGCAGCGCGGCCTCACGCCGCTGAGCCGCTGGCACCTGGAGCTCGTCTACGCCACCAACGTCCGCAACGCCGCGGCGCTCATGCGCTACCAGCAGCTCGTCCTCAACCCCGCCGCCCACCGGCTGATGCCGTACCTCGTCTGGGTGACGATGGACGACGACCGCGTCCGCCCCGCCCACGCCGCCATGCACCGGTACATCGCGCCGCCCACCGCCGATATCTGGCGCACCTGGTGGCCGCCCGCGGGGCACAACTGCCGGTGCGTGGTCGAGGGGATCAACGTCGCCAAGGCCCGCCGCCTCGGCCTGACCGGCGCCGAGCCCACCGGCCCGTGGCCGCTCGTCGTCCAGGATGGTGAGCTTCCCACTCTCGCCATGCCCGACCCCGGCTTCGTCGGCGCCCCCGACTTCGGCGAGCTCGGCGAGATCGCGAGCGGCCGCCTTGCCGAGGCCCTCGCCGCCGCCACGGAAGCCGCCGAAGCCGCCGGCGACGCCGCCAGCCCCGAGCAGCGCGATCTCCTCGAAAGCCTCCTCGCCCTCCTCTCCGCCCTCGGCCTCACCGGCCTCGACCGCCTCTCCGACCTGATCGCCAGAATCCGGCGCTTCCTCGGCCGGTGAGGCGTTCCGCCAGACCATTGGACACTTTTGGACACTCCCGCCCGCGAAACTCGCAGGCGTGAGCCACAGGAACCCGACCGACCCGCCGCAGACGCCGCCCACCGCGCTCTACCTCGCCCCGGAGGAGACGCTCGCCGGCCGGCTCGATGAGTCGCCCGGCGACGCCGTCGCCTGGGAGTGCCCGGTGCTCCGCGCGATGGACCTCACCAGCTCGCACGGGGTGGACATCCGCCCCGAGCACCTGCGGGCGATGGCCGACTCGTACCGCCCGGAGATCGAAGAGGCCACCCTCAACTTCGACCACGCCTGGGAAGGCCCGGCCCACGGCTTCGCCGAGAAGCTCTGGGTGCAGGGCGAAGAGCTCTGGGCCCGTTTCGTCCGCCTGAGCGCCGAGGCGCTCGCGGCGATCCGCTCTGGCCGCTGGCCGCGCCGCTCGTCGGAGTTCGTCCGGCAGCACCCGGCCACCGGCGGCCCGTACTACACCGGCTGCGCGCTTCTCGGCGCTCGCCGTCCCGCGGTCTGGGGGATGGGGCACGGGGTGCTCCTCTCCGGCCTCAGCGTCGAGGTCGTGGATCTCGGCGCCTCCGCAACCGATCCGGCTCCCGGCGAGCCGCAGAAGGAGACGATCCCGATGACGAACGAAGCCGCCCCGGCGGCCGAGCCCGAAACGCTCGCCGCCCCCGACGATCAGGTCACTCGGCTCCAGGCCGAGCTCGCCGCCGAGCGCTCCCGCACCCGGCGGCTCGAAGCCCGTGCCCGGGCGAGCGCCGACCTCACCGAGCTCGGCGACCGCGTCACCCCGGCGATGCGCCGCGCCGGGCTCCCCGCGCTGCTCGAAGAGCTCGCCGCGGCGAGCGAGCCCGCCACCGTCCAGCTCGCCGCCGGCGACGGCGAGAGCACCGAGGCCACCGTCTACGACGCCCTCCTCGCCGTGCTCCGCGCCCTGCCGGAAGCCACCCTCCTCGCCGCCGCGCCGCTCGCCGGCGCGGAAGCCGAAGAGGCCGCCCGGCTCGCCCTCGACGCCCGCACCCCCGAGGAGCGCACCGTCTGCGACCGGCACGGCATCACGCCCGAGCGCGCCGTCGAGCTGCGGCGCAAGTTCCCACGCGCCTTCGCCAACTGAGGCCAGAAAGGAGACCCGAGAATGGCCCTCTCCGCCAACAAGATCCGCAAGCACAAGCTCCACGAGCGGGCGATCAACACCGCCCCGGTCGACGACGGGAAGAAGGTCTTCGTCGGCGCCTACCTCTGCCGCGAGGCGGCGACGGGCGTCTGCATCCCCGGCGCCGACGCCTCCGGGCTCGTCCCGCTCGGCGTCGTCGTCGAGCCGCTCTTCCCCGACAACCCGGACCTCGCGATCACGGCCGCCTACGACAACACCGCCGGCCCCGACGGCGTCGTCACCGGCACGAGCGCCGCGCGCGCCGTCAACTACGACCAGCGCGGCGAGTACGAGTTCAAGCTCCACTCCGGCTCGGCGACGCCGAAGATCGGGCAGCTCGCCTACCTGAAGGACGACGACGAGGTCTCCACCACGTCCACCCACCACGTCATCGCCGGGATCTTCACCCGCCCCGGCCCCTCCGGCGGCTGGTTCGTGGACATCGGCAAGCGCGGCGTCCACGTCGGGCTGACCACCGGCGCCTCCTCGGGAGCCATCGCCAGCCTGACCGGCTCCGTCGGCACCGCGAACGACGCGATGACCAAGGTGACCACGGCGGAAGCTGCTCCGGCGGACGCGACAGCGCTCGCCACGGACATCAACAGCAACATCATCCCGTCGATCGAGAACAACTTCGCGGACCTGCAGGCGAAGGTGAACGCGATCCTCGCCGCGCTCCGCACGGCCAACATCATCGCGAGCTGAAGCGCGAGAACCTGAGAGGAGACACGAGTCATGCCCGGAATCGACGCGCTGAAGCGTGAGGTCAAGACCTACCGCGAGGTCGCCTACGACATCTACGACCAGCTCGAGGCCGACCCGAACCAGCTCAAGAACCTGCTCGCGATCACCATCGACAACCGCCAGGCGAAGGAGAACCCCGTCCGGATCCAGGAGGCGATGTACTTCCCCGAGGCGCTCGCCTGGCACGACCAGGTGGTCGCCGGCGGCGACTTCGACCGCCTCGACTGGACGGTGCCGCTCAAGGGGTACAACGTCGTCGTCCCGTACAACCGGGTCAACATCGGCCGCCCGTCGAGCGTCCACAAGCTCGGCTCGATCATCCCCCGGCTCCCCGAGGCGTGGATGCGCAAGCAGGTCGGGGAGATCATGAACGTCTTCCGCGGCAACGTCCTCGCCTACGACGGACAGAACTTTTTCGACGCCTCCCACAAGCACCCCGCCGGGAAGGGGACGTACAGCAACATCCTCACCCCCGACTGGACGACCACCTCCGCCCCGACGTTCTCCGAGGCGAGCGCCTGCCTCGACCTGATCCGCACCCGGTTCGTGACCAACCTCGCGCTCGACGCCGAGGTGCTCGACGCCGCCCGGTTCGCCGACTCGCTCGTCATCATCGCCCACCGTCCGGCCACCTGGGCGATGTTCGAGCAGGTGCGCCGCTCGACCTTCGTCCCGAGCTCGACCGAGCCGAACCTCTGGCAGAACGGCTTCACCCTCCTGCTCGACAACAAGCCGACGTCCGGCGAGGAGGACTACCTCGAAGCGGTGCTCGCGCTGCCCGGCGGGGCGCGTCCGGCCTTCTTCGTCCTCGACGCCGAGCCCGTGCTCGACGCCTGGGAGACCAATCAGGTGCCGAACGGCTACGTCGCCGTCGGTCTCACCGACGGGATCTTCGGCGTCAAGTCGGGGTTCCCGCAGACCGCCATCCAGGTGCGGCCGACCTGATGCGGTACGCCGTGACGGTCCGCCCGGAGATCGCGCGTATCGGCGACGGTACGCGGCTCCGGGCGGGCCTCACCTTCTCGCGCCAGCCGGTGCTCCTCATGGTGCTCCCGCCGGAGGTCGCGGCGGACCCGTACCTGGAGGTCGTCGAGCTGGCCGAGCCCGCGCACACCCCGGCGCCGGTTCTGGAACCCACTCCCGAGCCGGAGCCCATGCCGGAGCAAGTCCCGGGACCGGACCCGGAGCCCGCGCCCGCTCCGCCCACGCCGCCGCGCGGCCGCCGCACGCCCCGCAAGGCACGGAGGTGAGCGGTGGGCACGTGGCTCACCGAGGCCGAGCTCGCGACCCGCTACGGCGCGGCGCGGCTGCTCGCGCTCGCCGACCGTGACGGCGACGGCCATGCCGATCCGGGGGTGATCGAGGCCGCGATCGGGGAGGCGGAGAGCCGCGCCCGCTCGCGGCTCCTCGTCCGCTACCAGCCCGCTGACCTCCCGGCCGCCCCGGAGGCCGCCTCGGCGGCGCTCAAGCGGGTGGTCGCGCAGCTCGCCTTCGCCTTCCTCCACGAGCTCCACGACGTGAAGGGGCAGGACGTCTACGACGCCAGCGACGCGGCCCTCGCCGAGCTCTCCGATCTCGCCCGGGGGCAGGCGAGCCTCGTGCTGGCCTCCGAGCCGCCCCGCGACGTCTCCCGTTCCTCGGTGCTCACCACCAAGACCGGCGAGGACGCCCGCTTCACCCTCGCCGCGATGGAGGACTGGTGAGGCTCCAGATCCACGTCGAGGGCGCCTCTCCGGCCGCCCATGCGATCCGCGCCGTCGGCGAGCGGATCACCGGCCCGCTGCGCCCGTTCTTCGAGGTGCTCGGCGCCGACTGGGAGGCCGCCTTCCAGGAGCGGATCGACTCGGAGGGCGCCGGGCTCGGCTGGGCGCCGATGTCGGCTGCTCGCGCCCGGATCCGCGCCCGCAGCCAGACGCCCGGCAGCTTTCCGCTGCTCCGCGAGACGGGCGACCTCCGCGCCTCGATCGTCTCCTCGTTCACCGGCGACACGCTCGCCGTCGGCACCGACCTGCCGTACGCCTCGCTCCTCCAGTTCGGCGGGGTCACCGCCCCCGGCTCGGCGGTGCCCGG